CAAGGAGGCCGTGAGAAAGAATTCTTTAGAAAGTTTGACACAGTTATGAGTGGACATTTTCATCACAAGTCAGATGATGGTCAAATCTATTATCTTGGCACACCATACGAATTGTATTGGAATGACTGGGAAGATAAAAAAGGATTTCATATTTACGATACAGAAACAAGAGAGTTAGAAAGAATAATCAATCCATATACGATATATGAAAAGATATATTATGATGATTCAAAAGAAAACTATAAAGAACATGATACATCAAAGTATCAAAACAAATATGTAAAACTCATTGTAGTAGTTAAAAAAGATTTATATCAGTTTGACCAATTCCTAGACAAGTTATATTCGGCAGATGCTTTTGATATAAAAATTGTCGAAGATTTTTCAGACTTAGATGCAAGTTCAGTATCAGATGATATTGTAGAAAATACAGAGGACACAGTAACACTACTAAACAAATACATTGATGACTTACCTATTGATTTAAGTAAAGATAGATTAAAGAATCAAATGAAATCTTTATATACAGAGGCACAAGACTTAGACTTAGAATGATTATATTTGAAAAGGTTCGTTGGAAGAATTTTCTTTCTACAGGAAACCAATTTACAGAAATAGATTTGAATCGTAATGAAACTACACTTATCATAGGTGAGAATGGTGCTGGTAAATCAACAGTGCTTGATGCATTATGTTTTGCATTGTTTGGAAAACCATTTAGAACAATTAGTAAATCTCAATTAGTCAATACAGTTAATGCTATGGAAACTGTTGTAGAGATTGAGTTTAGTATTGCAAGTCGTAGATACAAAGTCATTCGTGGTATCAAACCAAATAAGTTTGAGATATGGCAAAACGATAAGATGTTAAATCAAGAAGCCAATAATCGTGACTATCAAAAAATATTAGAACAACAAATACTAAAACTAAACTATCGTTCATTTACACAAGTAGTTATATTAGGTAGTTCAACCTTTGTACCATTTATGCAACTTAAAGCTAGATTCAGGCGAGAGGTTGTTGAAGATTTATTAGATATCAAAATATTCTCGTTAATGAATATGTTACTTAAACAAAGACTAAAAGATTTAGTTATAGAATTACAAGAAGTAGAATATAATTATAAGTTATCTGGTGAAAAGATAACTATGCAAGAATCTTATATTGAAAACATAAAAAACAATGCAGGAATTATAATAAAAGAAAAACAAAAAAGTTATGAAGATAATTTTAAAAAGTTAGATGAAAAAGTAAATAATAAAAAAACATTAGAAGAAACTCAAAAAACATTATTTGAATCAGTAACAGACCAAATCAATATAGAATCTAAAGATGTAAAATTAAAAGACTTACGCTCTACACTTATAGAAAAAAAGAAAGAAAAAGATAGAATGATTAAGTTCTTATCAGAGAATGAAGACTGTCCTGCTTGTGAACAACACATAGACAAAGACTTTAAAAATAAAATGATAGATATTAAAAAGGATGAATCAAATGATATTTTAGATGGTCTATACAAAATGGAATCTGAATTAGATAAGACACAAAGCAGATTAGGTGAAATATCTAAAATTACAAATGAGATACAGGATAACTCTATAGAGATAGCACAATTAAATACATCAATAAAAGAATTAGAAAAATACCAAGAAAGATTATCTAACGAAATTACAGAATTAGAAAAGAGTACTATTAATAATTCTGATGAAGAAAAACTAAAAACACTTCAAGAAGAATTTAGTGGTATAGAAAAAAATAGAAAAGATTTAAAAGAGGAAAAGGTTTATAAAGAAGCATCTAGAGCTATGTTACAGGATACAGGTATTAAGACTAAGATTATAAAACAATACCTGCCTATTATGAATCAGTTGATTAATAAGTACCTGGCATCTATGGAGTTCTATGTAAACTTTACATTAGATGAAAACTTTGATGAAACAATCAAATCAAGATTTCGTGATAACTTTAATTATGCTTCATTTAGTGAAGGTGAAAAAATGAGAATAGATTTGGCATTATTGTTTACATGGAGAGCCATAGCAAAAATGAAAAACAGTACCAATACAAATCTATTAATACTAGATGAAATATTTGATAGTTCATTAGATAGTGCTGGAACAGATGAGTTTCTAAAAATATTGAATACACTTGAAGGTGAGAATGTATTTGTAATCAGTCACAAACAAGATGTATTAGTAGACAAGTTTAAGCACACACTTAAATTTGAGAAGAATAAAAACTTTAGTAAAATGGTGATAGTATGACAAGTAGAAAACATTTAGTACATAGAACATTAGATATTGGAAGTGGATTAATACTTTCTATTATAATACAGTTAACAATATTTCCCTATTATGGTATACATATTGATGTCTGGGCCATGATTGATTTAGCAGCAATATTTACAGTTGTAGGTATTACTAGAAGTTACCTGTGGTCAAAATATGTATTTAAGTATGGAGAATCTAAATGAGTGAAGTATCAAAATTATTAGAACCAAATAATCTTATATTACGAACCCGAATGGAATCTGTAAGTAAAGATTGTGATAGAGAAAAAGTTAGACAAGATTTAATTGATTCTATGGAACATTATCAAGGTGTTGGTTTATCTGCAAATCAAATAGGTATTTCAGAAAGAGTTTTTATTATGTATGAAGATGTTAATACTAGAAAGATACTTACATGTTTCAATCCTAAAATAGTGGAAACATCAAAAGAAGAAATATCAATAGATGAGGGTTGTTTGACATACCCTGGTGTTTGGCTTAAAGTTAAAAGACCGATTGCAATCAAAGTTGAGTTTGAAGATGAGAAAGGTGAAAAATATGAAAGAACATTTGATGGTTTATCCTCTAGAATCTTTCAACACGAATATGACCATATGGAAGGTACCGACTTTACACAGAAGGTATCTAGATTAAAAATAGAGAGAGCAATGAAAAAACTCAATAAAACAGTCAGAAAACTACAAAAGTCTAAATGAGAATGATTCTCATTATCATATAAGTTATTGAAATTGTTCAATATTTGTACAATTTTATTTTCATAAATCTCAAAAATCCTATATAAATCAACAGCATATAACCCTTGACAATACCTGTTGGACCTGTCATACTGGTCTTGTAAATTAAATTGTGAGAGAGTAAATTTATATGACAAGACAAAAATCCCAAAAAATCAAACTAGAATCTGTAAAAGATAAATCTACTTTAGTTAAATTGTTAGCTGAGGAAGATGTTACTGTATCTTATCAGAAAGCAGAAACTGCTAGTTTCAACCCTGTCACTAGAGAAGTAGTGCTTCCTATATGGAAAGATAAATCAGAATCAGTTATGGATATGATGTCACTTCACGAAGTGGGTCACGCTTTATATACACCCGAAACTTTATTAGAAGATGCACATAACAAAAATGTTAAACACTCTTTTATGAATGTTCTAGAAGATGTTAGAATTGAAAAAATGATTCAAGACAAATATTTGGGTTCTAGAAAAGTTTTCAAAACTGCTTATACAGAATTATTAGAAAAAGACTTTTTCGGTATTAATGGAAAAGACTTATCTAAACTTAATTTAATTGATAGAATTAATATGCATTATAAGAATGTACCAAATGTACCTTTTGATAATGATGAATTAGAATGGGTTCAAAAAGCAAATCAAACTAAAACACCTGAAGATGTTTTAAATCTTGCTATTGAATTACAAGAATGGATGTATACACAAGATAAAGATACTGAATCAGATGATATGTTTAAAATGGATATCGTACAAAGTGATACTGAAGAAGATTCAGATGGTGAAAATTCTGAATCAAATGATTCTAATAGTTCCGAAGATGGTGACCAAGAATCAAAAGATACTGATGGCGATAGTAATGGTGATTCAGATTCAGATGATAAAAAAGATTCAGATGGTGAAATTGAAAAAGATGATGGTGGTAAATCATCTAAAGGTGTAGATTTAGAAGATGAATCAGAATCAGAATCAATACAAGAAGGTGATACAAAAGATGCTGGTGGTGATGGTGGTATTGAATCATTGACTGATAAAAACTATGTTGCATCTCAAAGTGAAGCTACTGATAAAAATGCAACTAGTATTGAACACTTAAATATACCTAAAGTAAATCTTAAAGAATTAATTATAGATTACAAACAAGTTAACAAAGAATTGACAGAACATTATACCAGTAAATCTACAGGTAGAGATTACAATACCGATTATATGAATTGGATTAAAAAAGATATTATTGATTTTAAAAAAGAACAAGCACAAACTATATCATATATGGTTAAAGAATTTGAAATGAGAAAAGCTGCTGACTTATATAAAAGAAGTACTGTTGCTAAAACAGGTAGTTTAAATATGGATAAGTTACATAGTTATTCTTACAATGAAGATATATTCTTAAAAATGAATGTTGAACCTGGAGCTACTAATCACGGACTAGTTATGTTCGTGGATTGGTCAGGTTCTATGTATGATAACTTTTACAGTACAATCAAACAGACTTTAAATTTAGTTTGGTTTTGTGAGAGAGTAAAAATTCCTTTTGAAGTTTATGGATTTACAAATGGTTATGGTCAAAGAGATGATACTAACAAAAACCCTAAGATTCAAAAAGTAAAACATAATGATATCATTATTAATGAATTAAGATTATTAAATATAGTATCAAGTAGAGCAAATGCTAAAGATATGCAAGAAAGTTTAAATAACTTGTGGGCATATGCAAATTACTATGGTGATGCCAGAGGTATTAACAAAGATAGATATCCTAAAGATAGAGATGGTTATTCAAGAATTTATCCAATTTATCCACAATCAAATTATCAATTACATAGTACACCATTGAATCATTCAATAGTTGCTGCTATGGATTTGGTACCAGAGTTTAAAAAGAATTATGGTTTACAAAAAGTACATACAGTATTCTTGACTGATGGTGCTAGTAATAGTATTGATACAAAATATCAGTTCTCTAAAGAAGATAATAGAGAATACAGAGAAAGATATGACAGAATTACAGGTGAAGAAATTCCTTTACCAGATGATTATATAGGTCAAATACATTCTACTAAATTTAGAGAGTATGGAGCTAATGGTAAGAAAGTAGTTTTAACAGACCCAATTACTAGAAAAAAATATACTAGTCAAATTAATCAATATGGCTATAATGATTTTGAGTATCGTAATCAAACAGAGGTATTAATATCTTTCTTAAAAGCAAGAGTACCAGATATGTCAATTACTAATTTCTTTATTGCTTCTGGTAATAGAAAAGGCACAGTTTCTACAAGTGATATTTCTTATATCTTTAATTTAAATTCTTGGGATGATGCAGACAAAATTAAAAGTATTCAAAAAGAAATTAGAAAAAACAATGTTGCAGTTTGTACCACTCAAGCTTGGGATGAAATGTATGTTTTACCAGGTGGAAAAAAACTAGATATATCAGAAGATAATATGTCAGACATTCAACCTGGAGCTAAGAAATCAGAATTGAAAAAAGCATTTGGAAAAATGTCTTCTGGTAGAAAGAATTCTAGACCATTATTGAATAAGTTTATAGGAATGATTGCTTAATGAGAATCATTCTCAATAACTATTTTCAAAAGTCTAGTAAGTATAGGGGCTATAGGCACTTGACAAAACCTGTTTCAACCTGTCATAATAGCCATATGATGATGAATAAAGTAATGAGAGAGAAAATCCTAAATGAGAATCATTCTCAATTACATTTCAAGTCAAAAATAAATAATGAGATATGTGAGGTATCAATATGAAAACAATAAATGACTTAACCCCAGCAAAACAAGAGTTCGTAATTGCTGCTTCTAAAAAGTTTGGTGATGGTGCCATTCTAACTAGAAATGAAATTAATGAGTTCGCAAAATCTGCTGGATTAAAATCACCTTCGTGGTTAAAGAAAGATGAATTCAGAGTTGGCCACGGTCAATATCAGTTACCATCTAATTCTGGTTCTAAATCAGATACACCTGAAGTTACTATGACACCACAGGTTACTACAAGTCAACCTGAAGCTACAATCAATCTTATGGCTAATACAGAAACTCAAAATCTGATACCAAGTCACTTTGAGGGTTTTGTACCTTGGGGTCATTGTTCTACAATTAAAAAAGTGATTCAATCTAAAATGTTCTATCCTGTTTTTATCACAGGTCTATCAGGTAATGGTAAGACATTAATGGTAGAGGAATTACATAGTCAATTAAAAAGAGAATTGATTAGAGTAAACATTACCATTGAAACAGATGAAGATGATTTACTCGGTGGATTCAGATTAATCAATGGTGAAACTAAATTTGTTCCTGGCCCTGTTATTCAGGCAATGGAAAGAGGTTGTACTTTACTTCTAGATGAGTGCGACTTAGGTTCTAACAAGTTACTTGCGTTACAACCAGTCCTTGAAGGTAAAGGTGTCTTCCTTAAAAAGATTAATAAATGGGTTACACCAAAACCTGGTTTCAATGTGATTGCAACAGCCAACACTAAGGGTAAAGGTTCTGATGATGGTAGATTCGTTGGTACTAACATTCTTAACGAAGCTTTCTTAGAAAGATTTGCGGTTACAATCGAACAACCATATCCTAGTTCAAAAGTTGAAAAGAAAATCATACTTGGTTCTATGGAGAAGTATGGTAAGATAGATGAAAAGTTTGCAGACAATCTAACTGTTTGGGCAGAGGTTATCAGAAAAACTTTTTATGATGGTGGAGTTGATGAAATCATTTCTACTAGAAGACTTGACCACATTGTTAAAGCATTCTCAATCTTCAAAGATAAAATGAAATCTATTGAGTTATGTGTATCAAGATTTGATGATGATACAAAAGAATCATTCCTTGACTTATACACTAAGATAGATGCTGGAGAGGATATACAAAACCTATCTGATTCAGATGAAAATCTAGATGACCCAGAAGATGAAAATCTTGATGAAGACGGAGGAGCAGTTAACTACTAGAATTCAAACTTCATAGTTTGATACCTCAGCTGGGGGAGCGAAAGTTCCCTCAGTTTTTTCAGAGATAAGAGCTGGAAAACCTGAACGAAATGTTCAATTAACAAATGCCAAAGGAGGCGAAAAATGAAAATTAACTTTGAAGTAAAAACTAAAACTGTTAGAGAATTCTTATCACCAGATGATGAATTATCTAATTTAAAAATTGACTGTCAACCTGTAGGTCAAAGATTACCTGTTACTGAATCTCCGTATAAGAGAGAAGGTATCATTAGAACAATGTTAAAAGGTGATTCTATAGGTCAAGTAACTATTGCGGGGAATGAAAAAAGTCTTCGCTATGCAAAAGATTCTGTTGATGGTGGACATAGAAAAAGATACATAAGAGATTTTGTACTTGGTGCATTCTCTGTTGACGGAAAATATTTTAATCAATTAGATGATGAAGTTCAAAAAGAATTTATGGATTATCCATTATCTTTTTGTGTGTATGGTAATTTATCTGTTTCTAAAAGAGGTGAAATTTTTAGAAACTTAAATGAGACCACAGATGTTAATCATCAAGAAATGTGCAATTCATTTGGTGACATACCACTAGCTAATTTAATTAGAGAATCTGTAAGAATAGTACCACAGGTTAATAATATACCACATCAATTATTTACTCTTAAACCATCAACGACAGGTAAACGAAATTTTAATTATCTAGAGTTTGATAACAATAGATTAAAAACAGAAGAATTGATTGCAAGATTTGTTTATCGTTTTACAAAAGATAAATTTTTAGGTTCATCTGCTGATAGAGATATCAAATCAATGTACGAAAATTCATTTGATGAAAAACAGATTAATGATTTAGAAGATGAGTTAAAAAAACATTGTGACTTCTTGTTACAATGTGCTAATGCCAAGAAAGATTTTGCTGGTGGATTAACTCAACAAGACTTTAAGATGTTATCATTTTTAAGATTTTATTTACTTGACAAATATAAAGTATTTAAGATTAATGATTATACAGAATTTATGAAGTCTTATAGGAATGCGTTTTTACTTCTTTCTAATAATGATAAGAAGTATGGTAAATTAATTAATGATACAGGTATAGACAATAGAGCTAGAATGATATCAGAAGCATTTACTAGTTATCTAGGTGCGCCAGATAATACTAAGAAAATTAAACAAACTGTAATTTGGTTATTACTAGAGTTTAATGTTAGAGAACATCTTTGTATTCAAGATACAAAAAGGTCTTATACAAAAACTGAAAGAGAAACCAAACTATCAGAACAAAATTATAAGTGTGGCATAGATGGTGGAGATTTATCTTTATCAGATGCTGAAGCTGCACATATAATAAGTTATCACAATGGTGGACCATCTACTATGGATAATATGGTTATGGTTCGTAGAGAACATAATCGTGCAATGGGTACTATGAATTTGTATGATTATAAAAAGTTATATGAAAATAAATAGGAGATAGAATGTTTACAGATAAAGAAATGAAAGAGATGTATGAAAAGCATAAAAATGAGTTCTTTGATTTTAAAGACTTTGAAGAAGAAGTTGTAAAAATTCTAGCAGAAGAAGCATCAGTAGCTAGGAAAAGAGCAGACAAAGCTGTTGAAAATAGAGAGGTAGAATGAAAGACCAAACTATGTTATATGGGCCAGTAGGTGCTCCCTCTAATGATGAATGTTACACACCAGATTATGGTGTTATACCAATATTAAAATATATTCCAAAAGATATTACAGTTTGGTGTCCTTTTGATAAAGAAGATTCTGAATTTGTAAAACTAATATCTAAAAATAATCCTGTTGAGTATTCTCACATTGAGGATGACCAAGATTTTTTTACATATGAACCTAAACATTGGGATATTCTTATATCAAATCCACCCTTTGCTAAAAAAAGATTATTTTTTGAAAGAGCATTATCTTTTAATAAACCCTTTGCTTTAATTATGACTAATACTTGGTTAAATGATTCAGCACCAAAAAAATTATTTAAAGATAAAGATTTACAATTATTAATGTTTACTAAAAGAATGCAATTTATCCAGCCAGATGGTAGACCCAATAAAAAGATTACTTTTAGTTGTAGTTATTATTGTTGGAATTTATTACCAAAACAAATTATTATGGAAGATTTAAATATTGACGGTGGTATAGGTACATTAAATGAATTTGTATCATAAGGTATACGAAAATAATTCAGTTTCATTACAAAGAAGCTGTATAAATAATAATGTGAATGCCTAATGGGTTCACATTATAAACTTTGCTTAACTAAGGAGGTTAACTATTATGGTAAAACTAACACATTTTGATATAAATCAAATTACACCTTTTTCGGTTGGATTTGATAGGGTCTTTGATAGACTAGTAGATTATGATACAAACTACACTACTGGTGGATTCCCACCATACAATATCAGAAAGACAGATGACTTTAAACATATTATTGAAATTGCTTTGGCAGGATTCAGTAAAGATGAGATAGAAGTTGTCTTAACTGATGGCGTTCTAGAGATTAAATCTAGAGATACAGTCACAACAGAAAAACCTAAGGATGATTTAATCCATAAAGGTATTGCAAAAAGAGCATTCACTAGAAAGTTCACACTTGCAGATGATATTGAAGTCAAAGACGCTAAGTTAGAAAATGGTTTACTTGTAATAGACTTGGAACAGATTGTGCCAGAACACAAGAAGCCAAGAACTATTAAAGTAAAATAATTAGCAAAAAGTGTTAGGAACAGGTTGACAAAGCCTGTTCCTTTCATGTATAATGGCTACAACAATTTAGGAATATATTATGAGTGATAAAGAAGATATAAAATTAAGTGTTGAAGATATTGATGTTGGCGTAGGCGGAATTGATAGATTCAATAGTGAAACAGGTAAATCTGAAATCATCAGACCAAATGAAATGGGTGACAGACCATTTACTATCGAAGATTATAACAAAGCACTACATGATGCAAAAAACAAAGGTGAAAAGAATATGAGTGAAGAAACACAACAAGTGAAAAGAGCAGATATGATAAATGCTCAAAACAAAGCTTCAGAAGAACAACAAATAGATACAGGTGAAGAAGTACCTGAAAACCCTGGTGGTATTCAAATTGCAATGCGACCAAAAGCTGCAGTTCATTTAATGAGATGTCAATTTCCTGCAGAAGTCACAACAGAAATAAATGAACATATAGAAAAAGTTATTATTCCAAATAATGTAGACCATTCAAAAGGTTTAGTTGGACAGATTAGACAGAATGAAAGGTCAGCACAATTAACTTTCCCACACGAAGGTGATGAAGTTGGTGAAATGTTTAGTGGTGTTCTACAAAGACTTGCAAAAGAATATGTTAATAGAACAGTTGGAATAGAATGTGATACCTCTATGGAATCAATGTGGACAGTACATAGTTATAGTGGTGATTACAATCCTGTACATGACCATGGCACAAGAACACCAATGGGTGTATCATGTATTATGTATTTACAAGTTCCTAGATGTATTGCAAGACTAGGAAACCCATCAGAAAATTTTGAAGGGTTAAATGAATCATCAGGTGCAGTAGATGGTTTTACATATTTAACTTGGGGTACTAATGGTATGCGTGATGTTAATATGTTAAGACCTATTACAGAGGAATATATTAAACCAGAAGTTGGTACATTGATTATGTTCCCTAGTTGGTTAAGACATGGAGTGATGCCTTTCTTTAGTAATAAAGAAGATGATGAGAGAAGAACATTCTCAGCAAACATTAATATTACTTTAAAAGAAAAACTAACTGGTGACCATTATAGAAAAGACCACTCTGGTGAACAGTCGTGAGTTTAAAAGATTTATCAGATTCTTTAGGCGTAAAAAAGGAAGAATCTAAAAAAGAAAATCAATCTTTTGATACACACGCACAGATAAAAACTATACCGTCATATAAACTAATGGCAGTACAATTCCCAGATGCCTTTATTGATGATATTAATAATCACATTGATGAAGTTATTATACCTAGTAATGTATCTCACGAAGGTCAGTTAGTTGGACAGATTAATCAAGATAAAAAATCTGCACAATGGACTTTTCCATTAGATGATAAAATGGGAAAAGATTTTAAAACTGTTATAGATAGATGTGCAACTAGTTTACTAAATGATAAGACTGGTTATAATCGTGATAGTATTGCAGAGGCTTTTGAAGCATGGACTGTACATAGTTATGCTGGAGATTACAATCCTTTACATGCACACGGATGTCAAACACCTGCAGGTATGTCTATGATACTTTATTTAAAAGTACCAAAGTGTATTGAAGAAAAACCATCATTCCCTCAATTACATAATGCAACAGGTGACATTGATGGTCATACAGGTTTGATAACAACGACCAATACCATCGCAGATGTTTACAGATTAAAGTTAGATGCACAAGAATATATAAAACCCAAAAAAGGATTTATGATGATATTTCCTAATTGGTTACAGCATTGTGTTATGCCATTTTTCGGAGAAGGTGAACGAAGAACAATGTCTGCTAACTTTAATATTAGAGATAGTAAAGAAACTGTCGCACAATTTAAATCACCAACATTAAATAAAGAAATTAAATCTTAAAGGAGTATATTATGAAACTAAGTGACCACACAGTAGATGTATTAAAAAACTTTGCATCTATAAATCAAAACCTTGTAATCAAAGAAGGTAGCACATTGACAACAATGTCTGCTATGAAAAATATTGTTGCAAAGGCTGAAGTAGAAGAATCATTTGATAAGGAAGTAGCAATCTATGACTTAAATGAATTTCTAGCTTCTATATCATTATTTGCAAATCCTGTTCTAGAATTTGATGAAGGGTTTGTAACTATTAAAGAAGAAAATAATCCAAAGAATTCTTTGAAGTATTTTTATTCAGACCCATCGGTTGTTACTTCACCAAATAAAACAATTACTATGCCTAGTAAAGAAGTATCATTTAAACTGAATGGTGAAAACTTAAATAAACTGAAAAGAGCTGCAGGTGTTATACAGGCACCAGATTTAGTATTAGAAAAAAATAATACTGATGTATTTCTAACAGTCAAAGATAAAAAGAATGATACTGCAAATACATTCTCTATTGATGTTGATACTGTTGCAGATGGTAGTGATTTCAAATTCTTTTTCAAAGTGGAAAATCTAAAACTTATGGATGGTGATTATGATGTAGATATTTCATCTAAGAATATTAGTCATCTAGCATCATCAAATAAAGATGTAGAATATTGGGTAGCACTTGAACCTGAATCAAGTTATGAATAACAAATTGGATTATATATTATGGAAACTTTTTTATGGGTTGAGAAACATCGCCCAAGCACTATCAATGATTGTATTTTACCAGAGAACTTAAAAAAGACTTTTAAGGAATTTGTAGAAGACAAACACATACCAAACTTAATTTTATCAGGTGGGCCTGGTGTCGGTAAGACTACTGTTGCCAAAGCAATGCTTGATGAGATTGGTGCAACATCATTACTCATAAATGGTTCAGAAGAATCTGGTATTGATGTACTCAGAAATAAAATTAAAAACTTTGCTTCAACAGTATCACTAGAAGGTGGTCGTAAGTATGTCATACTTGATGAGGCAGATTATTTAAATCCCCAATCTACACAACCAGCACTTCGTGGATTCATGGAAGAATTTCACAAGAATTGTGGATTCATTCTTACTTGTAATTATAAGAATAGATTAATTGACCCTCTACATTCAAGATGTAGTGTGATTGATTTTATTATTGCAAAAGATGATAAACCAAAACTTGCAAAAGACTTTTTTGGTCGTGTTAAGAATATTCTTGAATCAGAGAATATAAAATATGAACCAAGAGTTGTAATGGAAGTATTAACTAAATATTTCCCAGATTGGCGTAGAACAATAAACGAATTACAAAGATACTCTACATCAGGTCAGATAGATGCTGGTATTCTTGTAAACATATCAGAGGTAAATATAAATGAACTTATTACCGCACTCAAGGCTCAGGAATTCACTAATGTACGAAAATGGATTGTACATAATTTGGACAATGACCCTGTCCGTATTTATCGCAGGATTTACGATAATCTTTATAAGTATGCTACTGCTGGTACAATACCTCATGCAGTTCTTATCTTATCTAAGTACCAGTATCAGTCAGCGTTTGTGGCAGACCAAGAAATAAACTTACTGGCTTGTCTAACAGAAATTATGGTAGATGTGAAATGGAAATAAAAAATGTACAAGTGGTAAAACCTTTTGGGCCTTTAGTTATGTTGGCACAATTACCAGAGGGATTTATTCAAAAATTAAATCAAATAGTTGATGTAGTTAAAGATAAAAAAGACATGGGCTCTAGACTTGCTGGTGTGATTGAAACTGAAAGTGAAATACCACATTCTATGTTGGAAGAAAAAAAAGTCATGGATGTTTTTCATGCACTATCTAGAAGTTACATAGAACAAGCTTATTTAAATTCTCATCAACAAGATTTATATAACGCTATGGATGTAAAAACTCAAATGCAATCTATTTGGTCTGTATCTCAATATGAAAATGAATATAATCCACAACACAATCATTCACATTGTCAAATAAGTGCTGTGTTATATTTAAAGATTCCTGCTATGAAACCTAGAAACATACCTAACAAACCAAAAGAAAAAGATGGTCAAATTGAATTTACTTTTAATTCAAACAATGATATTTTTACAACAGGTTCTTTTGTAGCAAGACCAAAACCAGGCATGTGTATATTATTTCCTAATAGTTTGTATCATCAAGTATATCCATTTCAAGGCTCTGGTGAAAGAAGAAGTATTGCATATAATATGTCATACAAAGGATTTAAAAAAGATAGTGGAATACAAGTTGCTGGTGATAGTGTTAATTTATATAATGAAATAAACCATGCAGATACCATACCATGGCATAGGTTAGAAAAATGAGTTACGAATTAAAAGAATATTTAAAAGCCATCAATACTTCCAAAGAAAAACTTATGGATGGTGAAGATGAGATGTGGGAAAAGAAATATCCACCCTATATTGTAAATAAATGTCTTGCTCCATTTCAAGATACTATCTTTCTAGTTAATGAAATGAACATGAATCATCAGACAGATAAGAAATTACAGTTTGACTTTTTACTAAATACTCTAAGAACAAGGCAAAGATACACACCTTGGTTGAAAGCGAAGAAAGAAAAATATTTAGAATATGTAAAAGAGTATTATGGATATAGTAATGAAAAAGCAAAATCAGCTCTTAGTATACTAAATGATGAACAAATAAAAACTATCATGAATAGTTTAGATAAAGGCGGTAAACATGGAAAATAATGTAGTTTGGAAACAAGAGCAGATGTTTGAAGTTCTATTAAAAGAACCAGATGACTTCCTAAAGATAAGAGAAACTTTATCTCGCATAGGAGTTGCTTCAAGAAAAGAAAGAAAGTTATATCAGTCTTGCCATATACTTCATAAACAAGGTAAGTATTACATAGTACACTTTAAAGAATTATTTGCACTTGATGGTAAGGATACAAACTTATCAGAAAATGATATTGCTAGAAGAAATACAATAGTTAAACTTCTAAGTGATTGGGGATTGGTCACAATGAAAGGTACACCAGAACCTATTGCACCATTAAGTCAAATCAAAATTATTTCATTCAAAGAAAAAGATGAGTGGATGTTAGAAACTAAATATAACATAGGTAAAAAGAAAGAGGTAGAGTAGTGGCATATTCAGATAAAGTTTTAGACCATTATGAAAATCCTAGAAATGTGGGAACACTTGATAAGGATGATTCATCAGTTGGTACAGGCATGGTCGGAGCACCTGCTTGTGGCGATGTTATGAAACTTCAAATCAAAGTAGGTGATGATGGTATCATAACAGATGCTAAATTTAAAACCTATGGATGTGGTTCAGCAATTGCTTCATCAAGTCTATTAACCGAATGGGTTAAAGGACAGAGTTTAGATAAAGTAGAACAAATTAAAAATAGTGACATTGCAGAAGAACTCGCACTACCACCAGTAAAAATTCATTGTTCGGTTTTGGCAGAAGATGCTATTAAAGCTGCACTTGCAGACTATAAAGGAAAACAAGAATCAATGGGTAAATGGCAACCAAAAGAGTAAATATATTATGAAGAACTTTCAATCGTTCATCACAGAAGAAAATGTGAATGATGGTGATATACAAATTGCTGTGCTTACCAAAGTATCCTCAACAAAAGAAGAAGTGGTTGCAAACCAACTTAAAAAATATTCAGATAAAAATAAAATTCCATGTCATATTGTTAACACAAGAAAAGCATGGGTATCAGATAACGATTTAGAAAAAGGTACTTTAACAATATCAAATGTAGAGGGAGAAAGACTAGACTTTGATATAAACAAAACAGTCGTGTTTGTTCGTGCTGGAGTATTAGAGGATGAAGTAGGTCTTGCATTACTTTCTACTTTTGAAAAGGCAGGTGCATTTATGATTAACAACCGAGATGGTATGTTAACTTGTGATAATAAAATGACATCCTATATTACCTTTCATCAAAATGGAATACAGACACCTAGAACATCATTAATTAATAATGAAGATTCAGTTACAGATGCACATAAAAGAATCGGTGGTAAATTTCCTGTTATTATAAAAACAATTACAGGCACACAAGGTATTGGTGTATCTATTGCAAATGATTATAAAAGTTTAATATCAAATGTACAATCACTATGGAAGTTTGGTGCTGAACTTTTAATACAAGAGTTTTTAGAAATGCCGTTTGATGTTAGAACTATTGTAGTAGATGGTGTAATTATTGCCTCTACAAAAAGAGTAAAACCAAAAGAAGATTTTCGTTCTAACAGACACAGAGGAGCAGAAACATTTCCTTACAAACTTTCTGATGATGAAAAAGAATCAATACTAAGTGCATATCGTTCTACAGGTGCATATATGGTTGGAGTAGACCACACAATCGTAAATGGTAAAACATATATTTTAGAATGTAATGGTTCACCTGGTATCGGCTCTAACTTTGGAAATGGCGAGGGTAAATTAACAACAAATGAAAGACTAATTGAAAAAGTAGTAACTCATATTTCAAAAGTTAAAAGTAGATTTGTGGGTTCAACACAAGTTGCTGGATATGTAGAGAGATTAGAGATAGTAGGTCTAGGCCCATACCGTGCTAAGTTTGATACAGGTAATGGAACTAAAGCGTCTATGTTTCATGTAGATAAACTTGAAATAAAAGGTAAGATTGCAAAATGGGAAAGAGATGGTAAAAAATTTACTAACAATATTGTTGGTGTATCTAGACCTGTTCATGTAGACCAGATAGATAAAAGACCAATCGTATTAGTAGATATAAAATTTAATAACAAATTATATAAAGATGTTCCAATAGGATTAACTACAAGAGATTCTAAAAGTACATTTTTAATTAATAGGGAATTACTCACTAGATTAAAAGTTGCAGTAAATCCCGACAGAAAATTCGTTCTATCAAGTTACATAGAACGAGGTGATAAAAATGATACAGACATGAGGAACCCCGAATGATAAATGCACTACGAAAAAAATATGAAGCAGAAATTGCAGCTGCACAGGCTAACATTAATGTCTACATGAAAAACCCTGCAGGTATAGGTGAACACCCAGACCTAGTTGCAGCAGTGGATTCAGAGATGGTTAAACTTGCAGATGCCGAAGATAAGTTGGCAACATTGAATAAACACTACGGCAATCAACCCGATTTATTAACATAATAAACATTGACAAAACTTGTTGAACCAGATATACTGGCACTTATATTATGAACTTTTATACAAATGTAACACCATGGGGTAATACCCTGCTCGTTAGAGAATATGTAAATGGAGAAAGAGTTAATCGAAAGGTTAAATATTCCCCTACGCTATTCTGTAAAGTAATTAAAGAAACTAAACATAAAACTTTAGATGGTCAATATGTTACACCTGTAAAACATAATACAATCAAAGAAGCAAAAGAATGGTTAAAGTCTTATGAAGACCAACCACATTTAATCTTCGGTAATACTACATTTCAATATAATTATATCGCAGATGAATATCCTAGTTTTGTAAAGTGGGATGTTGATAAAATTCTTATTGTAACGATTGACATAGAAGTGGCGTGTGAAAATGGATTTCCAAACCCAGAAGATGCAATTGAACCACTACTATCAATTACAATTAAGAATCATCAAAACAAACAAATATTAGTTTGGGGTACAGGTGAATACAAAAACACAAGAGAAGATGTAACTTATGTAAAATGTGATAATGAAAAAATGTTGATACAAGAGTTTTTATCTTTCTGGCAAAAGAATCAACCAGATGTGATTACAGGTTGGAATACAGAATTTTTTGATATACCTTATGTATGTAATCGTATTAAAAATTTATATGATGAAACAGAAGTGAATAAACTTTCACCTTGGGGTAATGTATCAAGTAGAGAAGTTTATCAAATGGGTAGAAAACATCAAGTCTATGATATTCAAGGAGTATCACATTTAGATTATTATGATTTGTATAGGAAGTTTACATATACCAATCGTGAGAGTTACAGACTTGACCATATTGCCCATATTGAACTCGGTGAGAGTAAAGATGACAATCCATACGAAACATTCCGAGAATGGTACTTAAAGGACTTCCAATCGTTTATTGACTACAATATACAAGATGTAGAAATCGTTGATAGACTAGAAGATAAAATGAGATTGATTGAACTATGTTTGACTATGGCTTATGATGCCAAGGTTAATTATATGGATGTACTTGGTTCAGTTAAATATTGGGATATACTAATCTATAATGAACTTAGAAAAAAGAATATAGTAATTCCACAAAAAGTAAATCAAACTAAATCTGAAAAGTTTGAAGGTGCATATGTAAAAGACCCACAAGTGGGTTTACATAAATGGGTGATGTCTTTTGATTTAAATTCACTATACCCACATCTGATTATGCAATATAATATTTCACCAGAAACATTAGTTGCAAATGAAAAAGTTAAAAACATGTCTGTTGAGAAAATGCTAAATAAAAGTGTAGATACATCAATATTAAAAGATGCGACTATGACACCAAATGGTGCTTTGTTTAAAACAACTCAAAAAGGTTTTCTACCTGAACTCATGCAAAAGATGTATGATGACAGAGTAAAATTCAAACAGTTAATGTTGGAGGCAAAGAAAGATTATGAAAGAACTAAAGACCCAAAACTTAAAAAAACAATTTCAAAATTTAATAATATCCAAATGGCCAAAAAGATTTCTCTTAATAGTGCATATGGTGCTATTGGTAATAACTGGTTTAGGTATTATAATATTTTGGTTGCTGAAGCAATTACTACCAGTGGTCAATTTGCTATTAGGCATATTGAACATTGTCTTAATGGGTATCTTAATAAGATACTTGAAACCAATGGAGAAGATTACATTATTGCATCAGATACGGACTCGGTGTATATTTGTTTTGACAAACTTGTTGGCAAAGTATTCAAAGGAGAAACCGACAAATCCAAAATCGTTGACTTCTTGGACAAAGTGGCTACAGATAAAATCGAACCCTTTATTGATAAGTCTTATCAAGAACTCGCTGACTATGTAAATGCATATGAACAAAAGATGCAGATGAAAAGAGAAGTGATTGCAGACAAAGGAATTTGGGTTGCAAAGAAAAGATATATTTTAAATACACATGATGTTGAAGGTGTTCGTTATAAAGAACCCAAATTAAAAATTATGGGTGTTGAAGCTGTGAAGTCATCAACCCCTGCACCTTGTCGTGAAAAAATTAAACAAGCATTAAAAATTATAATGAATGAAGATTCAAAAGTGCTAAATAGTTTTATACAAGATTTTAGAAAAGAATTTATGACACTAAACCCAGAACTAGTTGCGTATCCACGCTCTGTAAATGGATTAAACAAATGGACTGAATCACACAATCTATTTAAGAAAGGAGCACCAATACATTGTAAAGGTGCAATATTATATAATCATCTTTTAAAAGAAAAAAAATTACAAGGTAAGTATCCTTATATACAAGAGGGTGATAAGATTAAATTTTTACATATGAAAGTACCAAACACATATCAATCAACATCAATATCATTTATGACTAAGTTACCAGAAGAACTAAACTTACATAGTATAGTAGATTATGATATGCAATTTGAAAAGTCATTTATAGAACCATTAAAATTTATTACAGGTATTATACAATGGCAGATTGATGGTAGTTATGGTACACAAGGAACACTAGAGGAGTTTTTCTAATGGCAGGAAAAGGAGATAAGAGAAGACCAATGAAAGTACCACAAGATACATATTCTGATAATTGGGATGCAATATTTAATGCTAAACCAAATGAAAACATGTTTGACCATTTAATGATAGATAAAATATTAACAAATGAAGTAAATGATTCTGTACCAGAAAAAGAAGTTGCAGTATTATTATCTGGTGGTGTTGATTCTATCTCTATTGCATTTGCAGCAGAAAGACTTGGAAAGAAAATAACAGCATATAGTTTTAGATTAGATAATCATGAATCTTATGATTATAATAAAGCAAAAGATATTGCACAAATGAGAAATTGGAGATTTATTGGTGTAACTATACCTACAGATAAATTAGTAGAAGATTTTCATAACTTAGTTAGATTAGGATGTAAAAAGAAAACACAATTTGAATGTACATTTCCTTTCTTACATATCTATCCACAAATAAAAGAAAACTATGTTTTATCTGGTTGGGCTGCTGATGGTTATTATGGATTAAGTAAAAAAGCCATGATACATTATACAGGTGATAATTTTAATGAGTTTAGAGATAATTATTTTCAAGAAGAAAATCAAGCTGGTTACATATGGCACAAAAAAGTTGCAGAGATGAATAATAAAAAACTTATAACACCATATTTAACTACTGCAGTAAAACAATTTTTTTATAGACACAACCATGAACAGTTAAACAAACCATTTCAAAAACATCATGTCAGAAATGCATTTTACGAATTTAACGAAATAGACAAAGTAGAAAATCATTTAAATTTACAAATAGGAAGTGGTGTAAATAAACTGTTTGGCACTCTGCTAAATAATAGAGAGATTAACTTTAAGAACAGAACTAGAATGTTAGATGTATACAGAGATTGGTACGAATTAAATAATACATCTACATTAGATGAATTTATATGAAATACAAACCTTACAATTTAAAAGATGTTGTTGAGGCTTCTAAACAAGAGAAGTTTACAGTAGTATCAACTTTCGCTGGTGGCGGTGGTAGTTCCACAGGTTATCGTTTGGCTGGTGGTAAAATATTATGTGTAAATGAATTTGTTGAACAAGCAATAAATACATATAAGGAAAACTATCCTAACACACCTGTATTACCAGATGATATAAAAAAACTTACTGCAGAAGATTTTAACAAGTATGGCGACATAGATATCTTTGATGGTTCCCCACCATGTTCTGCATTCTCAGTATCTGGTGCAATGGTACAAGGTGGACACTCTAAAGGTTGGGGTCAAACTAAAAATTATTCTGATGGTAAAAAGGTAGAAAACATAGAGGATTTATTTTTTGAGTTTTTAAGAATAGCAAAAGATTTAAAACCAAAAGTAATTATTGCTGAAAATGTTAAAGGACTAACTGTTGGAGAAGCAAAAAATTATCTTTTTAAAATTGTAAATACATTTGAAGAAATAGGATATGATGTATCATACAAAGTTTTAAATTCTGTTCACTATGGTGTTCCACAAACTAGACAAAGAACTATCTTTATCGCTGTTCGCGAGGATGTTACAGAGGCAGTAGGATTAACATTTATGAATATTAATAGTTTATTCCCAGATGAAAGTAAAGAAGTGGTTACATTAGAAGATTGTTTAAGTGATATAGAAGTAGATAGAAAAGAAGCAGACACACTAATAGAAAAATTTAAAAAAACTTCTCACTATGAAACTTGGTTAAAGATGCCAGATGACCCAGACAAGGTTGAAACAGGTTGTGATTATCATCCTAAAGGTCATCACTTTAATATGAAAAAAACATCTAGACATAAACCTGCTCCTACAATTACAGCAACAGGTGGAGCGATGCATTGGCATGAACCAAGAACATTTACAGTTAAAGAAACAAAAAGAATGATGTCATTACCTGATGACTTTAAACTAACAGGTAGTTTTAATCAACAGTCAGAAAGATGTGGTAGAATGGTACCACCACTTATGATGAAAGCAATTGCAGAATCAATTTATGAAAAAGTATTGAAACCTTATAATGAAATATCAAAAGTATAATTTAAAAGATGTAAAAGAAGCATCGGCACAAAATAAGTTTACCGTAATATCTACATTTGCAGGTGGTGGTGGTTCATCTACAGGTTACAGACTTGCTGGTGGAAATATACTTTGTGTAAATGAGTTTGTTGAACAAGCAAGAATTACTTACAAAGAAAATTACCCAGATACAATAATCATGCCTGATGATATAAAAGAACTTACAGGTAAAGACTTTTTAGAAACTGCTGGAATACAAAAAGGTGAACTAGATATATTAGATGGTTCCCCACCGTGTTCTGCTTTTTCAATGTGTGGTACACTAGGAAAGTCTGGTTCAAAACATTCTGATGGTTGGGGTAAAACTAAAAAGTATTCAGACAATAAGGTAGTAGAAAACATAGAAGACTTATTCTTTGAATATCTTAGAGTTGCAGAAGAAATTAAACCTAAAGTAATCATAGGCGAAAATGTTGCAGGCTTATTGGCGGGAGAAGCCAAGCTAAAATTAAATGAGATTGTAAATACATTTGAAAAAATTGGTTATGATGTATCATATAAGATTTTGAATGCATCACATTTTGGAGTACCACAGTCTAGAAGGCGAGTTATCTTCATAGCAGTCCGTGAGGATGTCACAGAGGCCATAGGATTAACATTTATGAACATTGCTAGTATCTTTCCACAAGAGAATAAAGAAGTAGTAACAGCAGGAGAGGCACTAGAGGATTTAGAATTAGATAAAGAAGAAGTTAAATGGTGTACAGACACTTGGTTAAATTCTGCACACTATAAAGATACGGCATCTCTGATGCCAGATGACCCAGACAAAGTATTAGGTGGAAATGACTTTCATCCAAAAGGATGGCATTTCAATGTTAAGAAAATGTCTAGACACCATCCAGCACCCACAATTACAACAAATGCAGATGTATGTCATTTTATAGAAAAAAGAAGATTAACAATTAATGAGATAAAGCGTATAATGGCTTTACCAGATGATTTTAAAGTAACTGGTTCTATGTCACAAAAGATAGAGAGATGTGGAAGAATGGTACCATCATTAATGATGAAGGCCATTGCTGAAGCTGTCTATAAGAATGTGATAGAACCATACAATAAAAGTGTTGACAAAACTTGTTGAACCAGATATACTGGCACATAAATTGGAGTATTAATTATGTCTAAAAATTATGACTTTACCTTCGCTCAAAGAGAAGAAGGTTTTGATGACCACATTGAACATTCAATTCGTGGATATACAAACTTACTAGATGATATAATTAGTTTATCTAGAAACTTTGTAGAAGATGAAACTAATGTTATTGATATAGGTTGTTCTACAGGAAAATTAACAGAGGCCTTTGTAAAAGGTAATCAATCATTTTGTAAGTATGCTAATTATGTTGGTATAGAACTTGCTCCTAGTTTCTTCACAGAACTTGACGCAAGACATGAAAGAATGAAAAATGAATACTATTGGGCAAATGTTAATTTTGAAAAGAAAGATGTTCGTAATTACAAATTTGAAAATTGTAGTTTAGTGACATCAATATTTACATTACAATTTATGCCTAGAAAAGATAGATTTGATGTATTACAAAATATTTACAATGGACTAAATCATGGTGGTGCTTTTATCTTTGCAGAAAAAACAGTTTGTGAAGATTCAAGATTACAAGAAATGATAACTTTTAATTTTTATGATTATAAAAGAAAACATTTTGAGGCATCAGATATTTTAGAAAAAGAAAAAACATTAAGGAACATGTTAAAACCTAACACTTGGAAAGAGTTAGAAGGTATGTTAGAATGTGCTGGATTTAAAACTGCACAACCATTCTGGCGTAATCATATGTTCGTTGGTGCAATTGCAATTAAGTAGGGGAAAATAATGAATGACTTTTTAAAAGATGTTATCAAAGAAACAGGTAATGAATATGCTGGAATAGTTTCAGATGGCGTAGAGGCTGGAGATGTAGAGAACTTTATAGATACAGGTTCTCATATATTTAATGCTCTCATCTCTGGTTCACTTTATGGTGGACTTCCACAAAACAAAATTACTGCCCTGGCAGGAGAAAGTGCAACAGGAAAAACTTTCTTTCTTATGGGGATGGTTAAAAACTTTCTAGACCAAAATCCAAACTCTGGTGTTGTGTACTTTGAATCAGAAAGTGCAATCACAAAACAGATGGTTGTTGATAGAGGTATAGATGCAAACAGAATGGTAATCATGCCAGTAACAACTGTACAAGAGTTTAGACATCAAGCACTCAAAGTATTAGATAGATATATGCAACAAGATGTAGATGTAAGAAGACCACTCTTTATATGTTTAGATTCACTTGGTATGTTATCAACTACAAAAGAAGTAGAAGATACTGAGGCAGGAAAAGAAACTAGAGATATGTCAAGAGCACAAATACTCAAAGCTGCATTTAGAGTTTTAACTTTAAAACTTGGAAAAGCAAAAGTACCAATGGTTGTAACGAATCATACATATGATGTGATTGGTTCAATGTTCCCTCAAAAAGAAATGGGTGGTGGTAGTGGATTAAAATATGCTGCTTCAAGTATCATCTATCTTTCAAAGAAAAAATTTAAAGATGGTACAGAAGTCATAGGTAATATCATTCATTGTAAAAACCATAAGTCAAGATTAACTATGGAAAATAAAATGGTTGATGTATTATTAACTTATGATAAAGGACTTGATAAGTATTATGGATTACTTGACTTGGCTGTACAATATGGAATCTTCAAACAAGTATCCACTCGTATTGAATTACCAGATGGTAGTAAACAATATGCCAAAACAATTAACAATGACCCAGAAAAATATTTCACAAAAGAGGTTATGGAAAAATTAGAAGAAGTTGCATTAAAAGAGTTTAAGTATGGCAACGATAGTTAAGAATTGTTGTTCACCTTTATTTTTAGATTTCTTTAAACATCAAATTACAAAATCTGATAAATGGAACTTTAATTATCCAATGGGTAAACCATTTGAAGATAAACATGCAAAGATAAATGTTATACAAGGTAACACAATGCATGATAAATTTTTGGGCGGCGTGTCTATGAGTTTATTAATGATGATTCATGAAACTGCAAAAAAACAAAATGTGAATGTTCCCCTAGACCTTTTGTTTTGCGGTATCTCTATGAAAGATGAACATAGAGAAGATAACTTACATACAGACCATGAAAAAGATGAACTACAAGACACGCCAATCATTAAAGTATTAGGAATACTAAATTCAGATTGGAAAAAATCTTGGGGTGGTGGATTTGAACACGGTGGTATTTTACACTCACCAGAGCCAGGTGACTTTATAGTATTTGACCCAAGAGTACCACATAAGGCACAAGACATATTTACAAACAAAAAAAGAATAGCAATAGATTGGACAATAAAAAAATGATAAATTTAATTAAAACATATGATGATACACTAGATAAAGAAACTTGCGACAATGTTATTAGTAAGTTTGAACAGTTTGAAAATCAACATGAGGCATTTGATGTTAGTGGTATGATTTTCACACAACTAAATATGGCGAAGTCACCTGATATTTGGAAAACAGAAATAGAAAAATTTGAAAAGATTTTTTCAGATGGTTTTACAACTTATTTGACAGATACAAAAGTTACACCACAACAAATGCCAAGTAAGTATATTTGGGAACCTATTCGTATAAAAAGATATATGCCAAATGACTATGATGAATTTAGACCACATGTAGATGTAAACTCTAAACCAACATCTACAAGATTTTTAGTTTTCTTTATCTATCTTTCAGATAATAAAGAAGGCAAAACTACATTTCCAAATTTAAAAATATATGCTGAATGTAAGAAAGGTAGTATGTTAATGTTTCCACCTATGTGGCCGTGGTTACATGCTGGAACAAAACCAATAAACGAACCTAAGTATATCATGCAAACTTATTTACATTATGTCTAATATAGAAGAATCATATGTATATGTAGAAAGTAAAACACAAGACCAAACTTGTATTGGTATCAAGGGTGGTAAGTTTGCTGGTGTCATTTATAAGTATGGAAATGTTTCACTAGGTGAAGAAACAAAAGATGGTAATATGCCATTTAAATTTGAATTTGATATCGTAGATAATAATGCAGTACCAAAAGAACAATTTGGCGAAGATTTTATGAATCTTATAGGTGACATTTTAGTAGATATAATTGAGGAACAATATGCAGAATCAGACAATAGAAAGGACAACTCTAACTAATCTTTTAAATAACGAAGAATATTCTAGAAAGGTTTTACCATTTATAAAACCAGAATACTTTGATGTTAAAGAAGAAAGAATAATCTTTGATGAGATACAAAAGTTTGTAGACAAGTATAATAAGATACCAACTCAAACATCATTAGAGATTGAAGTAGGTACAAGAAAAGATTTAAATGATGTAGAACATACAAAGATTGTTGAGATAATTAAAACTCTCAAAAAAGAAACTATAGATTTTGATTGGTTAGTAGATACTACAGAAAAGTTTGTCAAAGATAAAGCAATCTATAATGCAATCGTAGAGGGTGTTGGTATTATAGATGGTAAGTCTAAAGATAAAACACCAGAAGCAATCCCACACATTTTAACAGAGGCACTTGCAGTTTCGTTTGATAATTCTGTTGGACACGATTACCTAGAAGATTCTGAATCAAGATTTGATTACTATCATCACAAAGAAGAAAGGATTCCTTTTGACTTAGAATTCTTTAACAAGATTACTAAAGGTGGACTTCCACCTAAGACTTTGAACATTGCACTTGCTGGAACAGGTGTAGGTAAATCATTGTTTATGTGTCATCAAGCTGCAAACTGTTTATCACAAGGAAAGAATGTTTTATACATTTCATTAGAAATGGCAGAAGAAAGAATTGCAGAAAGAATAGATGCCAATATGATGAATATCAGTATACCAGATTTACATGACTTACCTAAAAAGATGTTTGATGATAAGATTACAAGATTACAAAAGAAAGCAAAAGGTAAACTAATTATAAAAGAGTATCCAACTGCATCTGCCCATAGTGGACATTTCAGAGGACTACTGAAAGAACTTGCAATCAAGAAATCTTTCAAACCAGATATCATCTTTATTGATTATTTAAATATCTGTGCATCAAGTAGATTTAGACCAGGCAGTTCTATGAACTCTTATACAATTATTAAATCTATTGCAGAAGAACTCAGAGGACTTGCAGTAGAAACAAATGTACCTATTATGTCTGCAACACAAACTACTCGAAGTGGATTCTCTAATACAGATGTTGGACTTGAAGATACATCAGAAAGTTTTGGATTACCTGCAACGGCTGACTTAATGTTTGCATTGATATCCACAGATGAACTAGAAGAACTGAATCAAATCTGTGTCAAACAATTAAAGAACAGATACAATGACCCTACAATGAATAAGAGATTCATCATTGGAATAGATAGAAACAAAATGAAACTATTTGATGTAGAACTCAAAGCACAAGATGAACTTGTAGACCACGGTCAAAGTGAGGTACCTGTTGCTGATAAAGGACAAGGATTCGGTAAAGGACAAGGCCCTAATCTATCTGGTAGACCAGATGATGTAAATCCATTCTCAAAAACAGGTCAAGAACAATCCAAAGAAGACAAATATGACAAATTCTCTAAGTTAAAAGTTTGATAAATAGAAACATATAACTATATTTAAATGGAGAAATTGATGTCATACAGACGCTCTATGGAGCAGTTAAGACCTGCTCGTACTCAAAAAGTAGACTTACAAGAAAAGGTTCAGATACTTTTAACTGAAGCTTTTACTTTACCTATTACAAATGTAAGAGATGCAAAAAAATATAAGTTAGAAAAATTATTCAATTATTTAAAGAAAAAAAACTATGATGATATACCAATAGTAGTAGACCCATCAAATGGTGAATATAAAATTCGTAGTGCAAAAAAATTTAAAGTAGAAATTGACAGTTTTATTAAAGACAATCGTATTAAACCAGCAAAGTATGGTCAAGGTTCACCATCTAAAAGTAAAGATGTAAAAGTACCAACACCTAGTGGAGCAGATTGGGAAAATATAATATGTCATCAATATAATAAATTGTTAGGTAATGAAAATTTTGACCCAAATGCTAAAGATGCAGCAATACAATTTTATCCAACATATGAAAATGCTGGTATGGCATCTGCAAAAAGTTTTGCTAAAATAATAGGTAAAACAGGAATGGTACAATTTGGTGCTGGTAAAAGTAAGAAGAACTTATCTAATTTTTGGTTATCAAAAGGTGGTTCAGATGGCACACCAAAAACTGATATGTATACCAAAACACATAACATTAGTTTAAAGAAAAAAGGTGGTTCACAACTTGCCTCTGGTGCAAAGGGAGAAACTATTGCTATGTATTCAGCTGCATTGGAATATCTTGGTTCTAGTAAATCAGGTTTAACACAAATAAAAAAAATACAAAAAGAAATAGAAGACAACTTTACTAAAATATCAACAGAGTATAGTAAAGGAACATTAGAAAAAATGTCTAAAGAAAATAAAAAGAATTTAAGTGCAAAAGACAAAAAAGATGTATCTCAATTTGTTACAACAGAAGCATTCCACAAAGAATTAAATGAAAAAATAAAAAAACATTTAAACTTTGAAAAGAACCCAGAGTTTATGAAATATCTTGTTTATGAAGCTATGTCTGGTAGTAAAAAGTTTTCTTTACAGAAAGCAAAAGCAAGTGTATGTATAGAGTTTGATGCTGACAATGGACAAATATCTAAATTTATTCCTGTAACTGTAGATGGTAAAAATAAATTTGGAGATGTTCCTAATGTTTCATCAGAGTTAGCAAGTATGGCATCTAAAGTTAAGGTTTACGCAGCTTGGAAATCTGGTTCGGGTAATCCATATTCCTCATTAAGAATTAGCTCTACTTTTCAAAAAGAGGAAGAAACTTTACAAAGTCTTGTAAAAGAAATAGTAAGAAAAGATAACATAGCAAATGCTGTGTTAAAAGAAGAAATAGAACAGTTAGATGAGTTTGCTGTTATAGGTAGAGTTTTTGATAAACTAAAAGATGTTGGTAGAAATGCAATTAATTGGATAAAAAATTTAATAGGAAAAATTATAAAAGCAGTAAGTAATGCACTTAGTAAAATAGCTCAAATGGGGTCTAAGATGTTTGAGGGATTATTTAAATTTATAGGAATAGAAATGGATAAAGTAAATGCATCATTTCCGTCAGACATAAATGGATTTGTATTTGGGATGAGAGATTAATGAACAATCTAGCACAACAATTATTATTCGAAGATAAAGGTGGAAAGAACCTTCATCTAGAACATATAGAAGATGAGATACTTAACTATGGTATCACAGGTGGTCGTGCATCTATAAACTTTATACAGTCACTAAGAGATATGTTTGCTGGTGCAAGTCGTTCATCTATTAACATGACAGTTAAGTGGGATGGTGCTCCTGCAGTCTTTGCTGGAGTAGACCCAGCAGATGGTAAGTTTTTTGTAGGAAAGAAATCAGTCTTTAATGTAGAACCACAACTCTATAAAACAAATGCAGATGTAGACAAATACACATCTGGTGATTTAAATAAAAAACTTAAAGTTGCTTTATCAGAGTTTCCAAAATTAGGTATCAAAGGAGTTTTACAAGGTGACTTAATGTTTACAGATGATGTATCTACAGATACTATAGATGGTAAGAAGTATTATACATTTCAACCAAACACGATTGTTTATGCTGCAGATGTTAATTCAGATTTAGGAAAACAAATTAGTAAAGCAAAAATTGGTGTGGTATGGCATACAACATATACAGGTAAAGAATTACAAGGTATGAAAGCATCTTTTGGAGTAAACATATCAAAATTAAATAATGTATCTAGTGTGTGGCAAGATGATGCAACATTTAAAGATGTATCTGGTAGTGCAACAATGACACAATCAGAAACAGATGCTATAACTAAAGAGTTATCTATTGCTGGTAAAACATTTCAATCAATTAACTCACCTATGTTAACTAAGTTTTTAAATTTACAAGATAGTTTTACAGGTGCAATGGTATCAGCAGGAATAAAAACATATAACAATATTAGTGTTAGACAAGGTAAACCAATATCAAATCCTAGAGCACATGCTCAAGGTTATATTAAATATGTGGGTGATAAGTACAATGATAAAGTAAAAAATTCAAAAAGTAAAGCTGGAAAAGACAAGTATAATAAATTAAGAGCAGAGTACACTAGAGAACTGAATAAACATGTTAAAAACTTAACACAAATAATTACATTCCAAAATGCGATTGTTAATGCTAAGATGTTAATAGTTAAAAAACTAAATCGTGTTAGAAGTATTGGAACATTTATTAAAACAAGTAATGGATTTAAAGTATCAAACCCAGAGGGGTATGTTGCAATAGATAGGGTATCAGGTAACGCTGTAAAATTAGTAGATAGAATGGAGTTTAGTTTTAATAACTTCACCGCTATCAAAGCATGGGATAAGTCATAATGAAAAAATTTAAAGAACATCTACAAGAAAAAGCAACATATGAATTTGGTGGAATCTATGAACCTAAAGGTATCAAAGATATCAAAACATATGAAAATCCAAATATAAACATATCTAGTATGGCAACATATGATTTAGAAACTTTAACAAATATGATAACAAGAAAACTTTTAGAATTAGCTAAAGAGGCAAGAACATTAGAAAAGGAT